TATAACATCTCTCAACTTAATAATGATTTTTTGTATATTTCTGCGTCCTCATCTACACCCATTGGGCTAGTGAGTATTGTTTTTGTCATGCCAGATTTTTTTCTTTTAATCTTTTCTTCTGCTATTTCTTTTGCACTTGTCTCTACTTGTTCACCATCTTCATTAGTCCTGGTAAATTTTTCTTCTATAGAGGACGGTGGAGCTTTTACACTCTTCGGTGGCTCTTTAGCAGCTTGTGGCATAACTATTGTTTTTGGTTTTAAAAATCCCATTTTAATCTCCTAATGGATTGTAGCGTAGACCACTAGCTTCTTTTTGCGGTGGTCGTAACTGATTTAAATCTAATTCTTGGTGTGCAACTGCTATGTATCTCCAGCAGTCTGCAAAATGACTAGACCAGTCATGTACAGGCCTAGAAAATGTTTTATCCTTATCTATAAACTTTCTGTGATACCATTTCATGGCATCCAAAAAAGGTTTACATTTTTCTCTATCTACAAAAGTTTTTGATAGCAGCATCTGTCCTGCGTGCAGTCCGTCTTCAATTGGCAGCTTTGGACATATCTTGATAGGACGCATCCCTAACTGGTAAGCGTACTCTTGCCTAGAGTGTCCAGTTGACATCTCTCTGACAGCCACATCATGTGGAAAAATGTAATTCCTAATTAAATAATTACGTTCTTTTATTACTTGAGCATAATGATCAAGGCCATAATTGCTATTAGAATAACAGTCAATGACGAATAATCCTCTACCAATTGTTTGAGTGAATAAAAGACACGTTTGATCGGAGATGCCCAAGTCGAAATATACGTCCACAGGGAATCCAGCATCATACGGATATAGTCCAATTCTTTTCTCCTTTTCAAGTTTTTCTATGTATTTACCATAAATTGCACCTGATACATTAGCTGTCCAGCTGCACTCAAACTCTTGCATGTACTGATCTTCGGTCATCAGTTTTTTTGCAGAGTCAAGCTCTTCTTTCGGCAAAAGTTTTGTGTCACTTACCTTAAACAAGCATGTAAACCACTCTTTATTTGCCTTAGCATCCTCATACAGATGATAAAACGCATCCATACCATTAGGCGTACCTATAAAAATAACTTTGCCCTGACGGTCAGCTATGGCTGGTCTTTGCACCTCACTAAACATTCTGCTGTCCATTTGGGCATATTCATCATTAACAACTAGATCTAGGCGTAACCCCCTTGCAGCATCTATGTTTTCTGAACCAAACAATGTTATTCTTGAGCCGTTTGGAAAGTCGGCACGCAACTCAGTTTCGTTAAACTTCATGCCAGGTATCATTCTTGAAAATTCCTTGACATAATCCCAAGCCACTTGCTTTGCCTGGACTCTTGTGGGGCAGAAAAAAGCTCCACGGAAATCTTTATACTTTGTGATCAAAGCTTCTTTGATCAGATGATTTATCGAAAATATAGTTTTACCACCTCGTCTATGCATCACGCAGACGGCAAATCTGTATTTTTGCAAGGCATCATGCAACAACTTTTGTTGTGGTCTAGGACTATAAGGTATTTTTATAACTTCCATTAATGTATCGTAGCATCAAACGGCACACTGGTTTTGTGCAGGTCGAGTAAAGTAATAATAAAATCACAAGCTTCTTTAGCGTCTTCAGTATCATCAAAAGTGCCGATTTCAACAATCACCTTTTTCTGGATCTCGTCAAAATAGACCGCTGCTTTTACATCTGGTTTGTCTGTCATTGTCCGTTCTCAAGTCCTGTATATATATATAACAAAAGGTCAGCCCATTTTGGGTGGGGTCGAGCCAAAAAAAATCCAAAAAAAACAGGCAAAAAATGCCGTGTTTAGGTATAGATCCCACACACACACAAGGCTATGCCTCAAAAACTGCGTCTTTTTTCTCGGCTGGGTTGTCAAGTTTTTCCTGAACTCCATTTGCGTGTGCGAGAGCCTGCGTTTCGTGTGAAGAGCTGGGAATATCTGACTCCCACATAACTTTGATTGTGCTTTCTCCTGTCTGTTTTACCTCTGACTTGTCACCATAAACACTAATTAACTTACTAGCCAACCATCTGTAGTGGTGCATCTGCTCACGCAAGAACCCAAGCTGATTTGGTGGTATATCTTTTTGCTCTAATAGTTCTAAGCATCTATCCAACCAGGTTGCAGCTCCTGTCTTTCTTGCATCTTGTAAGTCTGCTGCAAATTCTTTGTTTTCTCTAGCCCACTTATAAATGGTTGTCAGTCCTGGCATGTCCTTCTGTTTGGCAATCTTGGTCAGTGGTGTTCCCAACTGTAGCTGCTCCAGGATCTTGTCCGAGTATTTTTCTAAGTTCATCATCTGTTTTATGTTTCATTGATATTAAGTTTTTAAGTGATCTTAATTTGCCTTCAATAGTTCTTGCCCCTGTACTCATGCCCCCATGGTTTTTGCACCTGTAATATCCTGACTTCATCAAATAGCCTTTGGCTCTACATTGTACAGTGTAATTACTTGCTCTTGTCATGCTCTGACAAAAAACTTTTTTACTTGGTCTTCCTGGCATGTGTGGGATTGCAGATTGATTTGCTGATTATATCTTATTTGTTAACTTATTTGGGTCAAAATGTACAATAATAATTTTTTTTAAAAAAAGTTTGTGTGTGGGGTTGACAGTGACAAATAATGTCACTATCATCATAATTGTATGCAAAACAATTTTCCATTTCACACTACAAACCGTGACGGTGTCAAAGTTTTTGCTGTCAATTCACGCAAAACTCACAGCTTTCATTTGACAGTTGTGCAAAGACCAAACTCTAACAAGTATGTAGTTATTGAATTAGATTATTGTGGTCGCATCTATCACAAGCTGCCAGGCAAGTTTAGCCCAGACGTTGGCTGTCCAAAAGTCAGGCGTACATCATACACTGATTTTGACCTTGCTCTGCAGCATTTCAATCAATCACAGGAGGTACTCAATGCTACTAGACTTATCTGACAGAAATTATTTTCTGTTTGTTGCCTTTGGCGGCATCCTTGCAATTTTATTGGAGGTAAATGTAATATGAAATTACTCACTAAATCACTAGAGAAAAAACTAAGAGCAAATAATGCTGCCCAAGTTAAGGCAGCCAGTGACGGTAAAGAAATTGACCACAAGGCCGTAGTCAAGTTCTTTACTCCAGACGGCAATGGCAGATGGTATCTGTCAGAGCTGGATCATAATGGTCTTGCTTTTGGTGTTTGTGACGTTGGCTTAGGTTTTCCTGAGTACGGTTATGTGACACTCAAAGAGTTGCAAGACTTGAGAGGTGTTTTAGGGTTGCCAATAGAGAGAGATCTTTATTTTGACGCTAACAAACACACACTAAAAGAATGTTTAAACAGAGCAAAAGGAGGTAACTACCTATGAAAATTATCAAAAGAGAAAACAGTCAACAAGGCATGAATGCCTATGTTCAATTTGAGGGTAATCATGTTCATTACAAAATCAGATTATCCTGGCATAAGGGTCATGGCTGGTTTATGTCGGCCTATGACTGTGCATTTAGGAAAAATTTTGATTACACTGTAACAACTTATCAAAATATGATGAACTCAATACCAAGTTATATGCTCAAAAAAGCTGGTGACGGTGAGAGGTTCAGTAAGAAAAAACTTGCACACCTTGCTAGTGTTTATTTAGACACTGAGAACAAAACATTTCAATGGATTGTTGAAAAAGCTAAATTCAACTATGAGTGCGGTGACGGTATTTTCAAATATGATGAAAATGATGGTCTAACATTTCCAGAGTATAAAATTGATTACGCTTCACTAAGAGAGCAGAAAGGAGGCTAAATAATTAACTAGAGCTGCCAGGGCTGTCACAGTCTTGGCAGCTTTTTTATAAGCTCATCACTAATCAATATTCTCATTCTTAGCAATCTTATAATCTCCATATATCGTTTCTTTGCAGTGTGTCTGCTGCATTTTAAAATATGAGATCCAATGTAGTGCCATGGTATTTTGATTGACCTTGCCCAAACAAGCTTACGTTCTTTTACATCCAGCATAGGATTTAGATAGAACAATACAAATTCAAAGATGGCTATTTCATTTGCTGTTGCAGTCAGTCTTGGCTTTGCTTTTTTCCATGCAGCATGCTCAGTTTTTTCATTAACAACTTCAAACCGCATGGAGGACATCCCATTTTTTATGGCTGCAGGCAACTTTTTCTCTACTTCGTGAGCTGTTTCGAACATTTCTATAATTTGAACAGAGGTTACAGTCACAATTTTATATCCCAAGGTAGCTTGACTTTACCTGCCATGTAGAGTTTCCAAAACTTTTCACGGTCATACTTGTCCATGGACTCTAGAAACTTAATTTTTTTATCGTGCTGGGCTTTAGTTGTTTTTGCAGGTGTGTTCGGTTCATTGACTTTCATTTTATACCCCCTGCTAATAGACTTTGCTAGCTTTGCCATGTCTGGCAACTTCTTAGTATTCTTAGTAGTATATTTAGTATTAGTACTATTTAGACTATGTACTCTATTAATATGTGACGCTGGTGGCAACTCGTTGAGCATGTTCTCCCTTACATGATACAAACAGCTAGAGCGTAATCTTTTCCTGGTGATCCACTCACACCGCTCCAGTTCATCCAGGCATCTTATAACAGTTCTCTTTGACCACTTGAGCTGCTTAGCAAAGGTATTTTGTCTGACATAGCAACGGCCATATTTTGCATCATACTCACAAATAAATAGATATAATATCTTGGCCTTGGGGCTGGTATCAGATCTTAAAAAGTCTGCCCATTTTGCTTCGTTTTGAATCATTAATCAGCAAGTCCTGGCAGACCAAGGTGCTGCAATATCGTAAACATACCATGTTTTACATATTCAACCTCAGCTGCACACCAGTTCGAGTCCAGGTGATTCATGTAGACCAAAAAATTTGCAGACACCATGACCAGAATGAGGAGCAGCAATACAACAATTAATTTATTCATAATAGATCCCTTGCTGGACTCAGTGCGTCTATAGGCACTTTATAAAACCACGGTCTTGTTCCTGATTGAGCTTTGTACTTGTCCTGCTTTGCTTCTGATCCGTGTATATATCCTGCTAGCTCGTAACGTGTGTGGCTGTGGCAAATAACCAGCATGTATTTTTGCAGGTCATTAAACTCAGGTCTGATTATTAAATAATTTTCATTCTTTGCTGGGTCTTGGCTGTAATGCATTTGGCATTTAATTTCTAGTTCGTGCAGGTCTGCGTCCTTGAATGTATTCACACTAAAATTCCAATATCTGTTTAGTGCCTTAGCTGCTGCGATCTCTGAGGCCGCTGATATAACAGACCATCCAGCATCAAACACAGGTTTAGTTGACATTTCTGAGCCATATCGATCTTTGTGATCTTTTGCCAGGCTCATTGATTTTCTTAGCATGCCGATTACGGCTGCTGCAAAATACTCAAACCAGGTGATTTTAATTTTCATTTGATACCTCAAATAGATTTGTTATTTTTGCACACCAATCTTTTGGGATTGTAATAGCCCTGCCTGTAATACCGTCACTACAGAAATCAGAGGCCAATACAATATGCTTGCTTGTTTCCTTAACTAACCAGCCAAGACTGGTAACAGGTTCAGTCTTTGAATTCTGAATTTTTTTTAAAGAGTGCCATCCAGTTTCGAAGTCCACTGCGTCCTGCCATTTGACGCAAACCATTTTATATTTATCTAGATTAAATTTTTTCTGGGACATGACGTTTCTCCCATGCTTTTAGAAAGTCATCTGCCGTCACAGCACCGTTAGTAATTTTAATTATTTTAATCAGTTCAGGTGGCTTGGGAAAGATTTCTGCTGAAGCCCACCTAAAGACATTTCGAGGACTAATACCACCCAGCTCCCTTGCAATTGTTTTTTTAGATTTGCCAGTTAAGTCACACCACTCATTTAAATTCATAATGGTGACAATAAATTAGTAAAACTATTTTACCAACTCAAACAAATGGCACACAAAATACGCAAGTTTATAAAACTGCTGCAGGTGTCTTTTGTTGTCATTTTAATTGATACATTTTTTGTCATTATTCACATTGATATGTGAATAAAAAAGCAAGCTTACTACAGTATTTTTTGTTTTTATCTACAGGATTGAGACAATTTTTGTCTTTGTTACAAAAAACTCATAAATAAAAATTGCAAAAACTTTTAAAATTTTTTAAATTTTTTTACGCAAGAAATATGAACGAAACGCTTACAGATATTCTCGAAAGTACACCGCCTGCATTTTTAGAAATTGGCATTGATCACTATTCCCCAACCCAGCTCAATTGCAGTATGGCAAACTGGGCATATAAATACGCAGTTCTAAACCAAGAATCAAGACGCAGCCTAAAGCACAATGTCAAAATGTATTTTGGCGTTGTAATTGGTGAGCTGTGTCAGCTTTGTTTTTGTGATGAACTGTGGTCTTTTAAAAGCAAGGTTGCAAAGAACAAAGACAAATACAGTTTAGACCGTGCCTTGGAGTCATTAGATGCACACATGAAAAAATACGAGCCGTATGATGATGCAGATAAAGAACTTTATGAAGGCATCAAAGATACAGCACCAGACATGATGCGTAATGCTTATAACGGATGGAAAACTTTAAATCTAAAATCACCTGTCGTTGGTGAACGTAACGTGAGATTAAAATTTACTTATGTAAACTGTTTAGGCCGCACAGACGGTGATGATAAATTGATGCTGATAGAACAAAAATGCAAAATTCCACAACTTAACAGACCAAAGAAAGACGGCACTCGTTCTGTTAAACATATTGCACTACCAGATGAAGAGCCTCAGCTTAGTCACGCAAGACAGACAGCGTTTTATCATTTTGCAACAGGTAAGAAACCGCACCTAATGTATGCTAATGCAAAAGAATACAAGATCTTTGACCCTTCTAATTGCCAACTTTTAACCAAAGATGCTATGGAGGAGCATTTAGAACACTACAAACGCATGGCACGTCTTAGAGACAGAGCAATTATGAAGTGCAATGGGTCGGTTCGAGATCTTTTAAGAGATCTCGACCCTGACTGGGAACATAATTATGAATGGGACATAGGAGAAGAACACAAACTACACGCACAAAAAACTTTTAGGGAGGCTCAAGCAGAATGAAAAAACCAAAATATGTAGACCTGACATCTAGTCAACTATTGCGTGCAGCAATTGATGAATTATTAGGCAAAGAAAATGATCTGACTGTAAATATTCATGGGAAAAAATATGTAACAGTTGCAAGCAGGATAGCCATAGCCAGGAAACATTTTGGAACACGCATAGCCTTACAAACAAATATCGAAGAGAACACAGAAAGAAGAGTCGTAATGAGAACGCAAGTATTTGTTGATGGAGAATTAGTATCAGTGGGTACTGCTGAAGAATTCAGGGGAACCTCAAACATCAACAGAACTTCTGCCCTGGAAAATTGTGAAACATCCAGCGTAGGTCGAGCTTTAGGGCTTTTAGGGTTGACCAATGATGCTATTGCATCAGCAGAAGAAATGCAGCAGGTGCAAAATGTGGAGGACAATAGGTCTCAAAACATCTCCACAATCTCTGCATCTGCTGTCATCAATATTGACGAGCTAAAAAAAAGATTTGACAACGCAAGTCATGTAGAAGGCCTAAAAGCTATTGTGAGTGAGCCAGACATCCGTGACTATCTAAATGATTTAAAGGGTAGAAACTTATCTGAATTTAAAATAATAACAAACTATTACAACAAACAACAAAAACAATTACTGAAAGGTAAAAACAATGGAGAAAAAAAATAAAGATTTTGTAAAAGCAGGTAACGGTGTTTTTTACAAAAACGACAAAAAAGAAAAAGACACACAGCCAGACTATACTGGCCCAATCACTATAATTAATAAAGATGGCTCTGAAAGACAGCTTCGTATTTCTTTATGGGTTAAAGAAAATGAAAAATACTGGGGCAGTTTCCAAGTACAGGAAGAAGTAGAAAACACAGAAGACATACCGTTCTAATGAATTATATTTCTGAATTTGGCTACAAGGTTATTGCTTTTGTTGTGGTTGCTATTGTCTTATTGGTTGTGGTAACATGGTTGATTTGATTAATAAACCGCCTCACTATACTAATAACAGAATTGAGGTTATTGATTTCATACAGGACAGCCTCAACCCAGTAGAATTTCAAGGGTATTGCAAAGGCAATGTTTTTAAATATCTCGGCAGAGCAGAACACAAAGAAGACCCAGAAGCTGATTACAAAAAAGCTATGTGGTATATGAATAGATTAGTTCAATCAATGAGAGATGCATGACGTACAAACAAAAAAAATTATTAGATTTTATTAAAAAGTTTATAAAACAAAACGGCTACAGCCCATCATACAGAGAGATGGCTCAGGCCTTAAATGTAAATACTTCTACAACTAGGTCACATATCATTGCATTGCAAAAAAGAGGTTTCATAAAATTTATACCTGGAACAGCTAGAAGTGTAGGCATTACGCATCCATGACAAAAGACAAAAACACACCATCATTTGGAAAGATGACAATTCCAGACAGAATGAAATGCATTAATTTTTCAATTAAAGTTGATAATAGAAAACTTACAGTGCTTGTTGATTACATAGAAAATAAAGACAAGAGTTATATTATTACAGCAGCTTGGTTGAAACTAAGACCACAAGACTCGTACCTGGATCGTGAGCTAAGAGCATCAGGAAAGATGATGTCAAGATGTTTTCAGCGTGGAGAAACAGTCAAGACTTTAGGTGATACCTTAAGTCAAGATAACATTGCAGGAGTCGTGGCTAATTATTTAAAAAAAAATATTGTTGAAATTCTAGCAGGTGTACAGCCTACACTGGAAGAGAAACAAAAAAATATTTCTACTGATCCTTACAGGATTAAAGAAAAACCACCTGAGCCAATCAATATAGCAATTGAAACCGACAAAAAAAATGACTCTTAAATGCAGTGTTTGTAAGGTGAGATTTCATGTTTTAAATAGAAGGCATTTTACTTACGATTATGACACAAAAGGCAGGGAAGTTGTATTTTGCAGTGATAAATGCAAAAAAAGTCTTCCAAATTTGAGCAAAATGACCATACATTGACATGCCCCAGTACCCTAGCACCCCCCTAAAATAGCATCAATCTTATCAATATCATTGACCCATTTTTCTTGGTCTTTTAAAAGTTTTGCATAAACTTTCATAGTAAAACCAGGATCTGTATGACCTATGTATTTTGATATTTCAACCAGGCTATGCACATTGGCATCTAATAAGAAGCTAGCAAAGTAATGCCTAAAGCTATGTACACCACCGTGATATTTTACGTTACTAATTTTTTTAAGCTTTTGAAAATTACGTCTAAATGTTTCATAAACAAGCCATTTGCCATCTTTACCAAACACATAAACATCATCACTTTCGTCACTGTTATGCCATTGACGCAGTTTTCTTTTAACATTGCCAAATAACGGTATTTCACGCTTTGCAGCTGCAGTCTTACCATGATCTTTGAGTACCTCTACACCAGCATCTGTACGGCAGATAAACTTATTAATGTGTATTGTATTGCTGTTCCAGCCTATGTCAGCCCAGGTCAATGCAGCCCAGTCTTGCCATCTGCATCCCATCCAAGGGACAGTGCAAACAATAGCGTTGTACACACCGCTGCTGTTTTTGGCTAGTGCAGCAAGATCTTTCTTTGATGGTATCTCTACAAGATCAACTTCTTTGATCATGCGTTTCTTTTTAAATTTAAATGCACGCAGTTTGTTACTGTTAATTATTTTATTAACTACGCAGGTATCTATAATATTTTTTGCATCAAACAAACAACGCCTAATTTTATCCTGGCTGCAGCCTAGGTCACGCAACTGAGCAATCAGCTGGTTGCAATCAGTAGCAACTAAATCTTTTACAGGTTTGTTTGCAAACTTTGTTTTGGCTATAAGCTCAGTGCATTGGTATTTTATATTGTGATATTCTTTGTCAGATAAATCACCGTTGTTAAGGTCGTATTGTTTTTGCTGCAAGTACGGATCAATAGCATCTACTAGGGTTACTTCTGTAAAGAATTGATCGTGGCCTGTTACATTGACTTTTGCACAGTAGGCGTTGGCAGCATCTAATGCAGCTTTTCTTGGTTTTGCATGTGATGCAAAATGAGTTGATGGATTGAACTTGCGAACCTTAGATTTAAGTTTGTTGTTTTCCATGTATGGAGCAACAACTTTAAACGCCTGTTTACCATCACTGTTTTTGTATGTTTGAACTGTTGCTGTTAGGTTCATTTGTTTCCTCTCTATCTAAATTTAACTGACTTTGCTTTGTGAAATCTTTTATAATCGTCATATTCTTTTTGGAATTTTCTTGCCAAGTCATCATCTGTTTCAAGTAACTTAGCATCATCACCATGTCCCTCCCAGTATTTCCAAATTGGATTAAGTAAATCCACCTCTGATACTTCTAAATTTTTTGGTACTTCCCAATGCCGAGCCTTGAGATTTCTCATTTCTAAAAACTCCTTACCAGCAGGTGTATGCCGTCTTATAATATTTATGACAAAGTATTGTAGAAAACTATTAAGTTTTCGTCTTTCGTCTCTATCTAATCTTTTTATATTTACAGTCATTTTGTTTTCCTCTCTATTTTGTGTTAGGGTTTCTTTCATACCTATAAAATAGTGCAGTGACATAAAATGTCAACCATAAAAATATCGGCTGGGTTGGGTTGAAGTTAATTAATTTTATAAAATTTTTGGGAGTATAGTTGTGTTTGAAGGGTGTATGATTTTTGTATGATTTTTGATTTTTGGCTGATTTCCAATGATTGTGTGGGTTCGAATCCCACCCTCTCCGCCATTATCTATAATAAAAACAAACACTTAACTTTTTAGGTAGGTCGGCTGGGTTGCAGTTGTTTAATTATTTTACTTTTGGGGGACACTTTTTGTCTCTTGATCTATGTTCCAGTGAACACTGAGACAGTCTGTTTTGGGGTTAGCAGTGTGGCAAATATATCTCTTGTAGATAACGTTTTCAGGTTCAACTATAAAGGGTGTACCGAAAGCATGTATCTCTTTATGGCATACATGGCAGTGTCCTAAAAACCTATTTTTGGGTTTTCTCATTCAATGATTTTGATGATTCTTTTACGATCTCCCATGTCGATCTCGACTTCGGCTTTGACTTGTTGGCATTGCATTGTGATGCCATCCTGATTCTCACCGATTTGCCTTGTGACAATGCGTTTCTGTTCCAGGCAGTCAGCCATGCCGCTAGTAGGTACATACTCTATGACAGCTCCATTCTGTATCATTAGGATAGCAAATACGACCTCAATCATGGCCATTGCCTCTTAGTTTGTCTGTTAGTGTTTCCAGGTCTATTACTCGTTCTTCTAAAAACTGAGAGTGCATATCTACCTTGTCAATCATAGGCAGCTTTTCTTCCACAGCAATTTTAAGTCTTTCATGTTCCTTGCCCATAAATTCCAGTAAAATATATTGCTCCTGATCTATGGGTTTTTGTATGGCTGCTTTAAGTAAATCAGCGTTCATTAATTGAATTTCAGTCTCCACTATATTTAATCTTTGCTCTATACCAAAATACGCCCATACACCTACAGCTACCGCACCTATTATGCTTAGCAGGTTTCTAACTGGCATAGATATAGAGGTGTTATCACTTACTTTCATACTTCTTCTAACTTTCTACCTTCACAAAAGAACGCCCAGGTTTTTAATTTTTTGCCTTCTCTCTCACTATGTACTTCTGCCAACTTATAAACTAGGTCTGCTTTGTTCCAAAAAACGTAGTCTAAACATTCTACTTTGCCATTGAACGTCTGTTCAGAATATGTGCTATAAGAAGGCTGATCTATATCGACATGCCACAGCATGGCCGTGATAATCCAGATCATTTCTTAAATAGCTTGACCGCTGATCCAGCTCCTTTGATCCCAAAAGATGCAGAGATCGCAATATATAAAAGGTTTTGATAATATGCAGGTAACTCTTGGAGTGCAATGAAACCACTTTTTACAAAATCCTGACAGCCAGGAATAAATACGAGTACGGCTGGGAGCAGCAGCACGACAAGACTCAGCTCGTCCTTCCAAGATCCATCCATTTGCTTGACTGCCTCTGTTTCCCACTGAGCTTCACCAGCTATGATCTTGTCCATGTGTACAGCTTCAGCTTCTATCTTCTTTAATTTTACTTCAGCTTTTTTCTTTTTAGTTTCAACTATGCCTGTGACTACATCACCAGCTACGCCTAACAATGGTTTTATAAGTAAATTTAACATATTAATATTTCCAAACGGTTTTGTTTGTCCTTCTATCTAAATGTATGAATGACGGTGTGTTCACACCTATTCCGCCCCAACCTGTACTTGATGCTATCTTTATTATTGTCCAGGCATCTTCCCCACTTACAGCCACGTCTATCGCACCTCTTGAGTGGTAGCCAGGCTGAGGCTTCTTAGCTTCTATGGGATGATCAGGGCATCTGTACCCTGAAGTAATTTTCATTGGTTTACCGAAGTCATCCCTTAGCTTTTGTAAAGCTATTAGAAAATCTTCTTCGAGATTTATTTTGCCACAGTGCTGACAAGCCATCTCTTTGTATGAAAAGCTAGGCCATTTGTTTTGACTAGCTTCGTATTCTGATTGTGCCGTTATCATAAACATATATTATTTCTATTTTTATTGGTTGTTTTAGTTTTGCTAATTTTTTTTGTTGTTTGTTTAATGATCTATTGATCATTGGGTTATGTGTTTTTTTTACAGTCTTTCTCATTGACGCATACTTCACGTCATAATATTTATGCTCACCTGTTTGTTTGCAAATTGTTATAATATCGATTGGCCCCAGATTGCCTGCAGGTACAAATGTTAAAATGTTTGGATCTTCTGATAAGTGTGCTGCAGCTCTTAACTCAGCTACCATCCCCCTGGTATTTGATAAAGCCATGCATTAAATAAAAAAAGCCTTGATCAATAATGTTATGACTCCAGAAAATAAAATAGTTGATACAGTTACAACAATTTTGATTAGTACAGAGACATCTCTGTTTAGGTGAAAAATATGATTGCTAACTAAAGTATCTAGCTTTTGATTTATTAGTCGCAGCTCTCCCCTAATCTCGATTATATCCTCTTTATTTTTTTGTGCTTGATCTGTCATTTTAAAAATAAACTAAAACATTTAAGTAATCTAGTATTGGTGCGTACTTCCATCCAAAACCAAAGAAGAAGTTTGCAGCATAAATAAATCCATTGATGATTAATATTTTTGTACCTAAAAATATAAAAATTAACCACAGTATGGTTTTTAGTAAACCGTGATTTTTATAAAAATTTATAATGATTCTAAGAAGAGGCCAGTTCCATTTCATATTGTGTCAATTTTATTTGACTTCTCCATATCTTTTTTTTCGTTTTCTTCCCATGGATTATAGTAATCAAATTTTTCAATGTGCAAACAAGCATATGGAGTAAAATGGTTATGATACCTTTTTTCAAACGCTTCATATACAGGCACTTCTCCAATGTTAAATTTTTTTCTGACCTCTTCTAAATCACTTTCTAAAAAATCTAATGGACTACGGTAGCCAATATCTTTTACACACTTGTTTAAATTAGCTTGGCACTCTTTATACACTTGCCAAACACCCCTGTAATCTCCTGTTCTTTTTGCAACAGACCAGAAAACAAAGAAGCCGATTATCTTTGATGGTTTGTAATCTAATAAATGTCCTGTTATTTGTTGTACCAATCCTTCACCTAATGCGTGAGTATTGTATCCAAAAAGTGTATGTAATATATCGTGTGAAATTACAACGTGACGAGATAGGTTTGTTCTTACAACATCAAGACGAGATTTTACTTCGGCATCTTTAAATCTTTGGTTATATAAACTTTCTAGACCGTGATTTTTTACAATCTTATAATAGGCAGCACCCACTGTGTTTTCTGGTAAAGATGATAAATATTCAAGATTCATTAATTTAGGTAAAATTGTTCTTTCGACATATTCTTTATCATTGTGTTTACGACCCCATACAATGTCTTGACCTAAAGTTGTTTGAGTAGCTTTATTCATCATCAATAAACCAAATGGAAATTGCATTTCTCGGTAAAGAGTTGTAACAGGAATACCAAGTTTATCCTCCTCCATCTGCTCCTCATTTTTACTGTATATATTAACAATGTCATTTAATGATTTTCCAATTTTATATAAGTTCCACATAATTACCTCGATATTAAAAATATTCTTAAAACTTTATCTGAAGTATTTTTAACTTCAATTGAAATACTTGTAAATTTTCTACAAGTGTATTGCTGTATTTGAGCTGCACCTACAGTACAGTTTTGACTAAAGAATATATATTTTAATGAGTTATCATTATAATCCTGGTTTATTGTTTTTGTTTCACTAACAGGAATATCAAGAACATCAATTTCGAAATTATTATCTTTTGATAAAACACAAAATAATCTTGTATCATCTTCTAGAGCTTCTAGTTTTGTTCCTACTGCAAGTAAGTGTCTACTAGAGTTTGGACTCATAACATCATAGTCTGCACCAAACTTATATGTATATAAATACTTTTTATTTTTTATTGCATCCTCTGTCGTACTTTCAGAAAAATCACCCTGTCTTACTTTGTCATTGTTGTTGAGAGTTTTCATTCTATCAATGTCAGCTGCTGTGATATTGTCATCATCATTCCAATAAGAGGTGTGTTCTACTTTACCCTGAACCAATGATATTCTGTTTGTTCTACAAAAAACTTTATTGCTTTGACTATCATATGTAACAGTTTCTGGTTTCATAACATCATCCATTGAGTCTCGGTCAATGACTTTGCCTATATCACCAGATACTATTGTTGTTTGAAATAGATTATCAATATTCATAGACCACGATGGATCTTTAGCATTAAACTCGTATTTCACCTATATACTCTCACTTTCTGTTATTTCTTGTTCTTCATCAAAATTATTTAAATGATATTCAAATTTTAATTTTCTTTTATCTATGATTTCATAAGTGTTAAAATCCACATAATAATTTTCTGTGTCATATCCAAGTTCTTCTAACCATTCTTGGTGTATTTTTATTTTAAAATCTGTATGCTTTTTATCCCAATCAATGTGACCATCTCTTAACAAAAAATTTTTAGGCTCTGCTGAAAAGTTTGTTGGGATATAATCAGTTCGTATTAAATCATCAAAACGTATAACACCATCAATAACATGCTCACAGACTTTTTCTGCATAAACAGATTGTTTTTTTTCGTATTCTAAAATCATGCGTTTATAACTATTGTTCCTGAAGTTTGATCTTTTAATGAAAAACTTTGACTTGCCCATTCCCAAGTTGTTTGACTACCACTTATGCTATGAGATGCATCAGTCCTAAGTAATGTTTTATTGCCTACTAGGTTTCCAAGATTTATAATACCTGACGGTATGAACCAGCTAGTCCAACCACTATTTGCAACGCTTGAATTAGCAATTAATCTAAGGTCAGTTATACTTGCTCCACCTTTACCGATACTTGTGAATGAACCAATAACCATCCAAGTTGGATTAAATCCACTAGCAAATGCAGTTGATTGAGGGTTGTTGGTTAAAGATCCAATATTTGTAGGAGATGAAAATCCTACTACACTTCCAAAACCACCGTTTCCTAAAGTCAAAACATAACTATAGCTTGTCGGTGCAGGGCTTGTATTACTCTGTCCATGAAAGTTTGACAAACTTATTGTGCCTGATGTCGGCACATTTGCATTATTAGAGTGATTAGCAACTAAACCACCACCTTTATAATATTCTGACATGCTGTGAGGGGCAGAGCCACCGTACTCCCCAACGAGTGAATTTATTGATATTGCGTTTCCAGACGCAGGTAAAGTCATTGTCTTAACCTTTCTTTAATTCTTCTATTTCAGCTTTTAATTCTTTAATTGCCTCAATGAGATAGCCAACAGTATTACCATAAGCTACAGACTTGTATTCTCCGTCTAGTACTAGCTCAGGTGCAACCTTTTCTAGCTCTTGTGCAATAATACCAGAACCTTGTTTGTCATCTTTAATAAATGTAACACCTCTCATTTGAGATACTTTGTCTAAAGCATTATCAATTGTTTTAATGTCTGACTTTAACCTTTCATCTGAGAAAGCTGTAACATTACCAGTTGCAGTTGCATTACCAGAAGTGTCTATTGTGAAATGGTCAGTATTACTATTGTTGCATCTAAAAAACAAACTGGCAGCTGACTTTACATAAGTATGAGAATTTGCACCAAAAAATAATCTTTCTTTGCCGTCTCCTGTCTCATACCAAGCATCAGTTCCTAATGCCACCCCTGTTTCAAGTATGCCATCAAATCTTGTTGCAGTTACATTTCCTGATGCTGTAAGTCCACCATTGGGTACTTCAACAAGACCACCAGAATGAACTTTTAAACTTTCTTGGTCTGAGCCAGATGTTTTGGTATGAATAGAAACATTTTCGTTATTTGCTAAATTCCTAATTGTAAATTTACCACTATTTTTTTCTACATCTCCACTCATTAGGAGACCGACACTTGAGGTTTCTAGTTTTTTTGTACCATTATGATATAACTCAGTTGCTCCACCATCTACACAATTTACATAACTTTTTGTAGCACCAGCATTATTTAAAGCTAAGTTTGTAGCTCTTACTTCTAAAGCACCAGCACCAGACTCAGAAATTATAGATGCATTATCTGATGACTGATGAAATATTTCAAAATCATTTCCAGTACCAAATCTAAGTTTAACGTCATCATTTAAGTCAGCACCAGTTCCACCACCAAAAGAACTTACTCCTGTAAGAGCCGAACCATCAATAGCTGGTAAAGCTCCAGTGAGCTGTGCAGAAGGTAGATTTGTTAGACTTGCTCCACTGCCTGAGAACGTAGTTGCTGTAACTGTTCCAGTAACATCAAAGTCTTTGTTTGCAGCCCACTTTGTTCCTGAATGATTATAGAGTAGAGTTGCACTTGCACCATCTATTGTAATACCAGAACCGTCAGCAGCTGCACTATCAGCAGCTCCACTTGCAAGAACAATGTTTTTATCATCTACAGTAAGTGTGGTTGAGTTGATTGTTGTAGTCGTACCATTAACAGTTAAGTCTCCTGACATAGTAACACCACCAGTTATATTGATGTTACCAGTTCCTGTAATATCATTTGAATTTAAATCTAAGTTACCTCCAAGTTGAGGTGATCCATCTTGCACTATATCTGTAAGTGAACCAGCTACAATTTGATTCCATGAACCTCCATCATAGAATTTAAGAACATTGGCAGTTGTATTAAATGCTAAGTCTCCTGCATCAAGTGATGTAGTTGGGTCTGAAGAAGCTACTCTGTATCTTTCTCCAAAACTGTTTACACCAGATAAATTGCTAGCAACTGTATTGACGTTAGCAATACTGCCACCGACATTGTTTACATTAGTTATAGACCCAGCTGTGGTATTAACATTTGCAACTGATCCAGCTACAGTAGTTATGTTTGCGTTGTTACCTGCAACTGTGTTTATGTTACTAGCATTTGCTACAGCGGAGTTTATGTTAGTTTGATCGGAGGTTGAAGGCGTTAATTGTCTCCAAACTGTATTACCAAGATCATAGACTTTCATAACATTATTTGTCGTATCAAAATATAACGCACCATCAACTAAAGCATTGCCGTCATTGTCAACTGATGGATTTGAAGATTTGCTTCCTAAAAATCTGTCATCAAAAGTATCTAGAGCTGCTTCGGCAGCATTTTTAGCATTAGTTGCAGTAGTTGCAGCTGTGGAAGCAGTGCTTGCACTAGAGGCTGCATTTGTTTCAGATGTCCCTGCTGCCGTTGCGGAGTTACCAGCATTAGTTGCACTTGTAGCAGCTCCACTGGCAGAATTGGCTGCATTAGTCTCAGAAGTTGACGCAGCACTAGCAGAGTTAGCAGCTGCAGTAGCAGAATTTGATGAGTTTGTTGCCTGTGTAGTTGCAGTTGAAGCTCCTGTAGAAGCTGTGGTAGCACTGCTTGCAGCGTTGGTTTCGGAAGTTGCTGCATTAGTTGCACTTGTTGCAGCTGAAGTTGCTGAAGATGCAGCATTGGTTTTTGATGTGTTTGCGTTAGTTTCAGATGTTGCTGCGTTAGTCTCAGACGTTGCGGCAGCTGTAGCTGAGTTTGCAGCAGCCGTTGCTGAAGATGCAGCATTTGTTGCTTGTGTCGTTGCTGTGGTTGCCGCTGAGGTTGCAGTAGCTGAATCAACAATTAGGCTGTACTTAGCTGCATTTGCATTGCTTGTAAGTGGTTGTGAGCCAGATGATGTGTGTGACTCTACAACAAAAAATATATTATTGGTGCTTGTGTCCTTTACTATATCTCTTACCTTGTAATCTGTACTAGCACTCCAGTTACCTCTAAAAGTTCCAAGTTCCTGAGCTATAGATAGATCTCCTGCTGCATCAAAAGCAAAGACTTTGTTTGCTCTTGAAGTTGCATCATTAGTAAATTCACTAGAAGAAATTGTGTTTGTTCTAGATAATTTTATAGATCGATCAACTTCTTCCTGTATTTCTTGCACCTGCATTGCAATTTTATCAAGTGCATCTTCATGTGTTTCTGCTGGAAAAGGATCATTTGCTACATAATCAGTTTCTTGTGTAAGGTTTGTATCTCGTATTAATACTACTGTTTCACCAGATGCAGGTGTATTGCCACTTGTAAACGTAACTGTGCCGCCAGCAGCTCCTGCGTCAGCCACCGTGTAATGAGTTGTTATATTTTTTGTAGTCTCAGTTCCGTTTGCTGACCTAATAATTACAGTCAATTCTGTAATGCTGTTTATGCCAAATGTATAATTAAATGCAGTGGTTGATCCATTACCTGCATAGCTGTTTTTCACAGCGGTTGTGCTAAGAGTCATAATTATCCTATTAATTTAGACGTAAAAACGTCATTGTTAAAAACAGACATATTTTTGGGAATTATAACTTTTTTTGTAAGTTATTCGGTCAAATATGTCAAAATTTATCTGCTAATCCTGGTGCAGATTGTGGCAGTTTTTCACCTGGTTGCCACCAGTAATCATTTCTATCTTCTTTTTTTGTTCTTTTTATCTTTCTTTTAACCTTTGATTTATGCTTGGGATCAATCATTTCTGACAAATACTCAAACAAATATCTTTCTAAAACAAGTCTCATGTACCAAGCAGAAGCACCTGGACTATTTGCTCTCACAAATTTTGATATATCTCCACCCAAATTCATTTCTTTGTTAGGATCAGCTGCTTGATATACATTGCCGAAAACTAAATCTAGTGCCTGAAAAGTCAATCCAGCGGTTGGGCCAATCACTTCTGCCGTTCTGCCAGCTACACCATCTATACTGTATCTACCACCGAATAACATATCACCAACAAAACCTAAACCTCCTCCATGCAGCATTGCATTTAACCAGTATTTAGGATTATCGTAATTTTCTAAACTGCTTATGTTTTTGCCTTGTGTAACATTTTTAAGTTCGTGAGTTAATGCTCCAAATAGTGTGGTTGTAAATAAAAGTGGCAAGGCATAACCTAATTTGCCTTTAATGGTTTTTCTGTACACAGCTCTTGCCATGTGAGTGAACATAAATGTTAGTGGAAATTGTTTAAATTGTAGAATAGATCTCATTACTTCACCGACAACTGTACCTGGCCTTGTTCTACCACTTATGACTGTAGCACCTCTAGCGTTTGCAACTGGCACTGAATGATCGACCATATCCTGTACCATGTGCTGATATTTGTTAGCAAGATCTTGAGCTTGAGATGAAGATATATCATTGCGTGCAGCTATATCATCAGCCCTTAAATACAAAGCACCCTTCCAGTTTTTATCTTCGACACCTGCATCATACATTTTAGTTTTTCTTATAATATCCCACTCTCTATCTGTGATACCAAACTCAACTAATAAATCTTTATTCTTTTTTGATAATCTTTTGTACGAGGTGTTAGAAATTCTTGCAAAATAAGCAAGTATTTCCATACCAGCACCCCATCTACCAGCTTGTGTAAACCAAGATAGCTGTGTCGTTCTTAAAACAATATCAGCCAATCTTCTGGAAAATTCATGTGACTCTATTGTATCAGCTGAATATCTTGACATTGCAGAAGCCAGGGTTGTCCAATGCTCTGCCGCTAATCCAGAAGTTGCTGCAATTTTTAGCCTAGTATTTTTATCAACTCCTTTTAATGGTGATAAGAACGTCTGTAAGTTGCTGTACATAGCTCTTGCAGCAGGTGTTCCAGAAAACCTTGCAGTTCCTCTTGTTAAATTAAAATCATTTAGAGCCATAAAAAAAGCAGAACCTAAATATGATGCAGTTGCTATTTGTCTTAGACTTGACATATTTTTTGCAGTTCGTGCATTTACAGGAATATTTAAATCACCTTTTAAGTAGTAATACATGTTTTCAGTTGCTTCTATAGAAGTACGAGCTGAATTGATTGCTTTTTGTTGTTTGGATGCAGGTTGCAAGTTAGCCCACCTATTTACATCTTTACCTAAAGATCTAAGAAGAGAATCAGGATTTGGCCCCAGCACTTCCATCATAGCAATATCCCTAGACATTTTATCAATGTGCGTAACTGCAACGTTAAATAAATCACCGTCACCAAACCTGTCAGTGTAAACTTTCCATGATTCAAAATCTTTGAAATGAATAAATCTATGATCTAGTTTTGAATTTGCTAACATTCTGCTTTGACCAGTACCACCTAATTTAGTTACATAGCCGTTTGTAATTATATTGTTGTAAGCTTCTGATAAAGCTGTCTGTAATTCTGCATCATTAAAATTTTTACCAGTTTGATAGTTAATCATTTTTTCTCTATCAAGCATTGGTAAAACAAAATCTACCCATTCTTTAGCTGATATTGAGCCTACTTTTGTAGAATTGTGATACTGTGGAATATAATTAAAGTTAGCTTTTGGAATACTGCCTCCTGCCGCATTAAATCTAAGTCTTGCGTATTCAAAAGCTTCTTTTAGTGTAAGTGCAATTTCCTGTGCTGCTGTATTTTTTGTTGATCCAGGGCTATACATTTCTCTGCCAACCATTTCTAAATCGGCTTTATTTCTAGTTGAACCTATCAATGTATGTCTGTGATTTTTGATAAATTCAAACATGTGTTTTTGTATTGCACCTCTTACAACTCTCATTCTAATTTCAACGTTTTGATATTTTGAAGTACCCTCTGGTACTTCTAAAAATCCAACAATTCTTTTTAATGCTTCTGGTGGATCTATCTCACCTTTAAGATTTTTGTAATCTTCTAGTATATATTTTTTTGCTTTGTTATAGGCAATGCTTTGTTTAATCGTGTGTCTTTTTTTATTGATGTTTTTATATTGCATGCTTTCAAAGGTATCTTTACCTGCAAGCCTTGCAGCTTCAGTTTCTGTTTTACCTGCATCAATATGTTTTTTAATATTTGATAAATATAGTTCTTCTATACTTACTTGCTTTTTTTTATCAATTAAACCTTCTGCTGATAATTCCTGAATACATTTAATAAAACTCATACGCAACTCCTTGTGACAAGCTCTCCTACAATAGCTTTGTCATTTTCAATATCGTCAACAAATTGTTTGTATGTCGTAGTTATGTTTTCCATTTCATCACCTACAACTCTTTCACCTACTACAATTTCTAAATCATCTACATTATCCATAATACCTTCTCTTTCCTTGATAGCAGCATAAGTTGCATCAAAATCTTTTTTATCTTCTACCTCAAGTTTTGCTCTATCAAGTTCTTCCTCTTTTGTTAAAAAAAGTTTTTCTTTGTATTTTCTATAGGCACGACCATTTTCAAAAGCCTTTAGCATATCTTTGTGGTGTATTTGTACTTCCATTGTAAATCCATCTTTTGCTACCATTTGTAAATGAATAGCCTTGTAACCACTTGATCTATCTTTCAATGCAAAATAATTTTCTACATCCACTAATTTTACGTCCATTTCTTGTATTCTTTTGAAAACTTTCGTAACATCCTCCATACTTTCTACGGTAATTCTGCCACCTAAATAATCTGGAATTGTTGTTGCATCTCCTTGATCAGTACGTTCTTTTTTAGCAATTTTGTTCTTAACTTTGGCTAATTCTTTAGTCCTAACTTCTACCTTTACATTGTCTATATCTATCACTATATTATTAAGTGTAGCTTCTAAGTCAGGTTTATACTGATTTGCAAGTTGCATTAATTCATTAACATCTTTTGTAGGTTGTACTATGACACGTTTAAAAACAGAGTTAAAATCACCGATTGAGATAGTATCGTCAATTCGTGATAATGGCGTTGTATTGGCACTAGCAAAAACAGTTGATGATGGTTCAGCTCCAGTAGCCTGGAGTCCTATTAAGTCTTCCTGGATTAACGTTTCTGGTGATTTTACAGTAGGTGAAGTATTAATTGCACCACCATTAACTAATTCTGGGTTATTAGATGAAATTTCTAATTCATCCGAAAAAGCAGCTAATTCTTGATCAGCGTTTCTCTGATTTACATTTAAATTATTAGGATCATCAAAATTTTCTAAGCTTTGTCTTTCGACAGTTGGGCTAGGTTCTTCAGATATTTTAGATGACGAGCCTTCAACAACTGCACTCCGTCTATCTCCGCTTGCACTAATCCCCTTAGTATCACCTCGTTCAATTGCTCCTCTGATAGCTTCGATAAAAGTTTCCGTTGCTTCTCGTTTGTTACCATCTGCCCAAAGTTTTGCTGACCTTGTAAGAGCATCTGAGATGTCTCCTTTTCTGTTTGCAAGCGTTTCGATTTGGTAGATTGCGACTGCATTTTGTTCCTCCTGGGTTCTGTTATAACTTGTATCAAGTTTATTTTTTCCGTCTTCTATTATTCTTGCCTCATTTTGTATGAGGGTTGACATAACAGTTTTGTCTTTTTTTAACTTGTCAAGTGACGCTTTCATCACTTTGCCACGTTCTACAATTAAGCTTTCTTTTATAGTTGTCGTGCCAAACATGTCAATAGTTGTCACATCCCTACTGCCTGCTTGTAGAATACTGTCTATTTGTGTTCTCATCTCAATATCAGATGCAGGACGTGTTTTTTCTAATATTTTGATTACACTTAGATGCAAGGCTGGATCATCAACTAAATTACCTACAGCAGCTGCCAATCTTGCGTTCATGCCACTATTTAAATAATAACCCCATGCATCATCACTTAATTTATACAAAGCCGTTGAATACCTATACAATGATGAATTTGGTGCTACTTTGTTTGCCATCCTCGTTATGTAATTAGGATCAACTCGCAAAGCTCTTGCGACATCAACTGCATCAGCTGTGCCTTGTTGCACGTTTCTAATCATGGCTTCACCCATAACTTCTTCTGCTGTAAATCCGTCTACTTCTCGTCTTACAGTAGCATTTATTGTTATGTTAGCGTCTGGATCAGCTGCTTGCAGCCTTTTTGCAAGTCCTAATCTTTGGTGTCCGTCAGCTATAACGTATGTTCCGTCTTCTCTTTGAAACACCATTAATGAACCTGCTGCATCTCTATCCCATTGTTTTACCTTTGCTAGCGTATCTTTTACGCCTCTAGCATCTCCTCCAGTCTTAAATTGAAATGTTTCTGCGTCAAATATAATATCTTTTGGATTAAGATAGACATCATACGCTACAGGTCTATTTTCTTTTACAACTACAGGAACAGATGATTGTTCAAGCATCCTTGGTTGTTCATTGTTTATTAACGCATCAGATGCAGCTTCCATTCTCCTAATATGCTCTAATGTGCCGTCAGCACCAGCCTCAAAAGGTTTTTCTAAATTATCGTCAATAGAATTTTTTATATCTTCTATTGCCATTTTAACTTTTGATTTATTCAAAGCAGTAGGATTTATTTGTTCAATAAACATAACCAACTCAGTGGGTTCTAGTTGGTTCATTTGTTTTCCAATAAATTCTAAAAGAGCCTCATCACTTAAATTTTCATCAACAAAAAATTTTGCTTTTAAATCTGGTGATAAAGATGAAATAGCTTTTTTGGCTTGCGTTGCTGCTGCTGAGTAACCAGCTTTTAATGCAACTCCAGTACCAGCAAAGACTGACGGTATAGATGCACCTAATAACGTAGATAGCAAAACAACTTTTGCAGCGTCCTCTACTGTATATTCTATACCAACGCTTTCTTTAAATGGCAGAACAGATGCTTCAATAGCTGTAGTAGCTCCAAATGCTATAACTGCCTCTGCAGCTGTTACTCTTAATAAATTTGTTGTAAAAGAAAAACCAGACCCATAAGCAAAACCAAATGGTATAGTTGATAATATTAAAGGATCAGTAAATCCTGCACCCATGCCACCAACTAAAGTACCAGCAATTCTATCAAAACCATTTTCTGCATACTGATTTACTAAGGATAAATTTGCTGCACTTTGTCTGGCTTTTTCAGCTTCTTTTTCAAAAAAGAAATTAAATCCATTATATTTTTCTCTTTCTTGTGGCGGTATCTTTGATAAATATTTTTGTATTTTATTTTGTACAAATTTCTTTTTTTCAAAATGAGTTATGTCTGCGTTCAAAATAGCTTCTTCTGGGCTTGAGCTATAACTCATAGATTTTATTTCCATTTCTCTACGTTCAAACTCAGTAAGTGGTAAATCTGGTCTGTAAACATCTACTTGGGGTATGTCAGCGTCTGGAAATTTTTCATTAAAATCATTTATCATTGCAGAAGTTGCTGCTATGTCAGTTTCCATAGCAGACATAGAGTTGTGATATTGTGCAAAATCATAAAAGGCTACTGACATATTGTCTTGAAACCCTTGTGGATCTATTTGCATGGCTTGTGTATTGCTTTTAAGTTTTTCTTTTTTAAACATTTAATTTGCTATGCTGCTGTAGATTTTTTTTATATCAAATATGACAGTGTTTCCTTCTATATCTTTTACGACAATATCTGAAGTTTGTGGATTATCACCAAACACAAAAATGTATTCTCCGTTTCCATAAGGTAATAAATGAACCCTGCTTTGATCAAATAGGTCTTCTGCTTTTGCTTCTCTTGCTCCTCCAGTAGTAAGTTCATTTGGAAAATATGGCATTGAGCTTACTGCTGCTTTTAACAAAGAATCAGTCATATTATTATCTAGCATTTCTTCTAATGTATCTTTACCATCACCAAATTCTGCATTTTGATGATACGTTCTATTATAAATAACGCCTGGAACAATGATTCCGTGTCCATTGTACATTTCTATACCACCATAGCCATTAGACATGCCAGCCGCTATATTTACTGCTTCAATCATTTTATCAGAAAAATCTGGATCTACATATTCGTAACCTATTGCTGCATCTGGATCGTTTAAAATAAGACCTTTAAAAATTAAATCAGCTGCATTGCTTATAGCTCGAAAATTTTTTTTGTTATCTAATACAGGACTCATTTGAAAAGTTTTGAGCATGTCTTGTTTTATATGAATATATTCTGGTCTTGATACTTTTGCTTGGTTCAAAAGATTTTTAGTTTGCTCATCATCTTTCAAAGTATATGCTTTGATTGCAGCTTGTAATTCTTTTGTCTCGCCAGTTAAATTTAATAAAGTGCCTATGTGAGCTATACCTTCTGCATTTTTAATACTTCCAATTTCACTAAATGCATTTGCACCTAGCTCTTGGGACATAAGGCTTACAGTCGATATTAGTTTTGTAACAGCTTCTTCAGATCCACTATTTAATATTCTTTCTACTTGCTGTAATTCAACAGGCATAAAAAATTGTGGTTCTACATTATACAAAAGACCAGCAGATAAGGCGTTGTTATATCTCTGACCTATCATGTTCATTGATTCTTGACTTTGTAGATCTATTTGTTCGAAATCTATAACCTGTACATTGTGACCTGCACTATTATAAACACCTAATATATTTGTTTTTTCATTCTTTTTTCTAAAATCAATATACTCTTCTAATTTTTTCTTTTTTGAAAGATTAATGGAATCAAAATTTTCTGTTCCTGAAGTGTTAGCTAACACAGTATTAATATTATTTAGTTCTGCCATTACCGCTTGCATAGTCATGTTTTTTATAGGCATGATAAATTCATAAACATCCATAGCATGATTTAAATCTTGTAATTCTTCAGTTATAGGATCTTTGCCAACGCTTACAAGTTGTTGGTTTAAATTTATTGCTCTAGCAACTGCATCCTGAATTTTTATCACGTCTGGTGCGTAATCTTGTTCTATGACATTCGTGATATGTTTTATTTCTTCTTTCAGTGAACTTTTTGATTCTTCTAATTGTGCAATAGCAATGTTTTGCAATTTTGCATTTTCAGCATCCGCATTTTTTTTCAAACCATTTTTTGTTTCTGGCTCTAAACCATCATAAGCTCCTCCGTCATGCAATTCGTAAAATTTTTGTAGATCAGTTCTTATCAATTGGTTTGCGTGTAAAACAGACAACTCGTCTTCTAGGTTTTTATTAAATTGTGCTTTACTTAAATTAGGCTTCATGTTTGCTCTTTCTAATCTGTCATACATACCTATTACTGTGTCACTACCAAAAATATTCTCCTCCTGCATTTGTTGTACTATTCTGTTATTTTCTGCATTTGCTGAAAGCCAGGTGTTAAAAAATAAATTTTTTGAATCATTTATATCTTCAACCACAGCTTCTCTATTGTTTGTAAATATAGAATTTTCAATAGATGGATAATTACCTCTAATTAAGCTGTTTGATTTATTAAAAAACCACTCTGCTGCTGACGGATTATCTACCTTTGTTCTTTCATATATAACGTTTGCAGCTGCTTGAGCTTCTTCAAAATAGTTTGTTGCACCGTTTTCAACGTCTTTACTTGTTTTATATTTATTGAAAATGTCATTGTGTGTTATGGTAAACTCATTCAAATTTTCAGTGTTTAACCTGTCATCTTTTATACGCTTATTTTTTTCATAAACGGTCATAGCAACGTCTGCTACTTTATCTGCAAATCTGGAAACTGCGTTTCCAACTTCTTCAGCCCCAGTAGATATACCTGGTCTATTTTGTGTAGATGGTAATTTAGGCTGTGTTTGTGATTGATATGTTGGTATTTTAACCATGTTCTAACCTCTATCCTATTTCACTAATTGTAGCACCACCAGACAGGAGTGTCTCTCCTGCACCTAAATATGCTGCTTTTTTTCTATTTTTGCCTCTTGCCAATGCCGCTGCACCTTGCATACGTTGAATGACACCAGTTTCTATTCTATCTGCTGAGTCGACTTTTGCATTGTACATAATTACTTCTTTTTCTATTTCAGCTTCAGCATACATTTCTTGCAATACCTCTAATGGCGTTCCTTCAAGACGAACACCAGATTTAAATATAGACATCTGACTTTCTGAAACTAATTTATCAAAATCTTTTTGAAATATAGCAACGTTTCTCTTGCCAAGATCTAAAGCTTGTTGTGCATCTAAATCTGCTTTTTGTGCGTTACGTTCAGCAATAGCTTGATTAGCTTTGCCCTCTGATTCTGCCGCTTTACCTGCTGCTATTTGTCCACCAGCACTGACAGCGGTTGCTCCTGCTACTAGAGCTATTGTTACTGGATCACCCATTAAAAAACCCTCGCATATAAATTATAATCCTCTTTGTCCATATATTGTTTCATTACACCTTCTGATTTTAATCCAAGCCATTGTGCAAACTTATGTCCTATTTCAAAATCAGATCTAACTGTCGTTTGTAATCTTTCAACTTTGTTATCTATCATAACTCTGTCAAAAATTTTTTTTATTATTCTAGCCGTCTGAATAGGATAGTCATGTATATCAATTGTTGCCATAACCCATCCTTCGTAAACATTACCCCACATATTAACCATACCTCCTGCTGCAATAATTTTATTTTCAATTAATCCAGTCCAGCTCATACCAGGTTTTTCTAATTGATCTAGCATGTCTGTATATTCAGGTTTGACTTTCAATAGGTCGTTATTGAGTCTTCTTGTTGCTATAAATTTACCGTGTTCTGCTGTAAAAGGTATAATTTTCATTAACCCTCGTACACAGTGACTTCAGGATAAATCGATAAAACCGTCAACGGCAATGGTTGTGTTTGTCTTACGAATACATGTCCGTCTGTTCCATAGTCATCTCTAAGCTCAATTTTTTTATCGCCAGAAAATAAAGCAACTGGTGAACCCATAAGTGCAGCTGATGACCTGAATGGTATATTTTCCATGTTATCTAGATCTCCACCTACTTCTACACCTAATGTTCTGTGCAGCCTTACTGTAATTTCATTTATACGTTTTATTTTTCCTTGAGCTACTCCTTGGGCTGCTCCTGCTTCTATTCTTAGAGTTTGCAAGATTGAATCATAGTTCAGGCCTACATGTACTTTTTGTGCAGATCTATCAAGTGTTATACCTCCACCTGTTACAGTTTTATTTGCGTGTGATGATCCGTCAGCAAGAATTTGTACTGTCTCTCCTTCTAAGTGATCTAATCCAGTAATAGTTGAAGTTAGATCTCCATCATAAGTTAAACCACTATCTACAAAAAATGCATTGTCTTGTGTTTCACCAAACTCAAAACCTTTTAAAAATTCAACGTATCTGCGAGTTGAACCGTTTATATATCTGTTAGTAATCATATAGAGTTGATACTCATCCTGGTCTGATGGTATAACACCTATAGATTCTACTTTAGCATCTAATAATATTTTATCAGTTTGAACGCCACTTGATGAAGTATCATATTGCAAATTTACAAAAGTTTTTACTTGTCTGTCAGATGCAATTTTAAATTGGTTTGCATCTATTCTTTTAACAAAATATTTTGCTCGATCAGTAATATTTGATAGTGCTGACCCTGTTATATCATAATAAAAATGATCACCAGTTGATAAACCGTGATTTGCAGAGTAGACAACATCAGTTGCAAGATTTACGCCCTCAAATATAAACTGCGTTGTGTCTGTACCAGGTGCTGTCGTTAAACTTACCTCAGTTCCTGCGGTTGCGTTTGCAGGCGTTGTAGCAAGTTTAATAGTATTGCTATTAACTGATATGATAAAATAAAGTAGATCTGTCGTAATACCGCCTATAGCATTACTTTCGGTAAAATAATAAACAGGATCTCCTGTACTAAATCCATGAGATGAAATTGTAATCTGGTTATTAGTTGTGTTCACATTAGTGCTATTAGCAGTAAAACTTTTAAAACTGTGAGATATTGTTTTGCCGCTGTCGCTGTAGCCTCCAAGAATGTGTCTATGCCAGCCAATAACTTTTTCATTTCTTTGATAAGTCAATCCTAATAATGTGCCGTCATCTCTTGTAGCCCATAGAATACTGTCTGGCTCTTGCTGGTAAGCAAATGATGTTATTCCACCCTCAGTTATATGCTCAGCTAAGATTGTCATGTCTGGAGCAATATATCCATCAACCTCATAGTTATATACTATTTCTCTAACTTTTCTTTTTGCACGCTGTAAAAACATTGTTACGTTTGCAATTTGTATTGCGTCAACGTTTGCAGCACCATAGTTGGTTTGTCTCGTTATCTGAATGTTAGTTGGTGTTATAGGCTCACTATTGCTTCCTGAAGTTGCTATAAACTCACCTCCAGTTGTTCCTATTAAAAGTTGTGTTTGAGCAGATAAAAACCTGATTGCATTTACTTGGTTTGATGCAATTGTATAAATCATTGCGTCTGTAGCGTTTGTTCCAGTAGCAAAGTTTTCATAAGATCCAGCCACACTAAAAAATATAGATTGAGGATTATTATTTGTTCCTGCAAACACAAGCCGCTGTTCATAAAAAGTTACTGAGCTTGGAAAATTATCTGTCGTAGACAGACCTGGACTGGGGTTGCCAGTGATATTACAAGCACTAATACTCCATGAGGTATGACCTGTTCTCGTAAGTTTTTGTATTGCTACACTTGGATGCACTAAATACATAACGTCAGCTGATTGTGCGTATTTAATTTCAAATAATTGTGCTGTCGTATAAGGTGATGCAATTTGATAAATACGAAAAGCTGTTCCACCTGATGTATAAGTTGTAAGTGAAGATGTATTAAAATTATTGCCGTCCATGTCTTGCAAAGCAAAAGTATTTGTTGTTACGCTGCTAACTTTAAATTGCCTGCCATTCAATTCTGTCATGCCAACAATTCCGCTTAATATTACATAATCACCGTTAGAATATCCGTGACTGCTGGCTGTTACAACTCCAGGATTAGCTTTTGTTATTGCAGAAATGCTTTTACCTGTCTCTGTAATAATACCATTATCTTTGTGAAACCTTATATATTGGTTGCCGAACTCCATCATGTAAGTTTGCGTAGTAGAAAACTCAAATGGTATTAGTCTTGTTTTGTTTGCACTAGATTTAACTTCACTAACAAAATTTGTTCCAGGTCTTCTTGATGCACCACCGTGTGGATGAATAACCATGTTTTCTAATGTTTTGCATCCGTTAAAATATTTTTCTAAATCTGTTCTACCATCTAATCTAGGTGATAACTCACCTGCTGTAAAATTAGTAAAACCAAATGTAGTTTTTGCCATTAGAACCTCGCATTAATAAATGTGCTTGCGTCAATGTCATAAGGTGTGCCTTCAGATGCATCTACAAACCTTGCCTCTTTCAGCTTATCTAAATATACAGCATTTAGCTGAGCGGCTAAAGTGTTCGACTGTGTAATGGCATAGCATAATTCAGCAGCAAGTCTTGCAGCTATCGTTTCGACTAGCAAAGTGTCATACACAGAAGGATCTGTAATTTTTGCTAAATATGTTAAAAATATTTCTTCTTCGTTTGTTACAATTTTTCTACCCTCTACCTTATAAACCTGTCCACTATCTAACATTGATGACGAGCCGTTATGAAATCCACCTACCTGTATTATTCTTATGCAGTCTGTCGGCAGTGTATATTGTTTATCAAATTCATAAGCTGGTGCTGTCGCATCAGCAGCAAGCTCAACTCTTTTTATCAAACAATTCCAATAGTGAGTTCTAAATATTGCATCTCGTAATGGAACGTATCTTTGATTACATAATCTTGCATTTCTTGAGTCTTCTGTAAGAGCAGTAATGTTTGCAGCACCCAGCATGTTCAATGCTGAATTGCAAATTTCTACAACTGATGTCATTTTAACCTACTAACGTTTTTGATTTTTTATTATTTGCAGCAAATTTAGCTGCTGCTTCTTTGCTCGCAAAACCCCATTTTTTAAGTGCAAGCTTTAGCCTTGTCGGTTTTCCGTCCTTTTCCAAAGCTCCCTTCATTCCAGAAAATCTGGCAGCAAAGCTTACCCTTCGAGGGTTTGTGCCTGAACTAACAGGTGCTTTTACACCGTAAAATTTTCTGCCAGCTTCATTTAATCCACCTGATGGATTTTGATGTTCTTTTTTGGCCATTATCCTACTAGGGTTTTACTTTTTTTCTTTTCTTTGTTTTTTGTAACGGCAGCAATAATATCACCTCTTGTTACTTTGTTTTTGTCACCGTACATAGAAGCAAGTTTTTTATTTTTTGCTGACATGTGTGTCTTTGTATGTGGCATAGTTATCTCCTAACCTATTAAAGTTTTTCTTTTTTTTGCTGTCTTTGCAGAATCAATAAAGTCCTGTTTTGAAGGTGAACCTGGTGATCCTGGTTTTCTCATTTTTTCACCTGATCCTTTTTTGATTCTCTCTCGTTTCGCATGAATGTTTGCGTATAATCCTGGTCTTGCCATAAGTTTCTCCAATTAGAGGGCAGCCCTAGGGCTGCCCTTAGTTAATTAATCAACAACGTAAAACATTGTTAATGCTATTGATCCAGTACCAGCAGCACCGCCCATAGTTACAGTTACATTGTAACCGTCACCATCAGCGTCAACTTCGATTCCTGATCCAAGAGCAAGCGTGTTTGCTACATCAACTTTTTGAGCTGAAGTAGAAGCAGCTGCTGCATAGAACTCATCTACGTCTTTTGCTACATCACTACCGTCTGAGCTTTTGTATGCTCCATGACCGACACTTAGTGTCGTGGAGCTGCCCATAGCGTCATGTGCTAGGTAGCCGTGCAATATTCTTGCACCGTCTGGTAAGATAAACATTTCAATGTCATCACCAGATGCTAGAGAAGATGCCTCGTATTCTGCGAAAGCAACTCTCATTCTACCACCAAGCTCATTAGCTTTGACTTTTTCAGAAGGTACGTTCTGGTCGTATTTAGTCTTTTGAGCTGAATAAACTGTTCCCATAATGTCCTCCTACTATTCGTTGCACGGAATTTGGAATACTTTGACTTCTTCCATTCTAGTCGCACCAACTGACATACAATAGTAAACTTGAGTTGAGTAGTTTTTGTCGTTTCTCTCGTCAATTTTAGCCATAATGTCCTTGCCAATAGCAAGTTTTACTGCGTCTTGAGTGAAGGCAAAGCATAGCCTGTCATCCGTGTTAGTTGCATCAAGGTTTAGTCTGTTAGAAGTGATAAATTTAAATCCTAAGAAAGAATCTATATCACCCTGAGCTAAAGCCTTAACGGTGTTAAAATCACTAGATTTTACTTCTGTAGTTGCCAACAAATCAGAAATTTGGTTTGGCCCACAGACAATATATCTAGGGATTGATGGATCAACGCTTTGTAAGTCAAAACGCTTTTTAGCAGCTAGTAACTTAGCAATAGTTAGTCCATCTGATTGGTTTGATGTCGAAAATTTACTTGCAGCAGGTAGAGCAACGCTTGTGCCACCAGATACGCCAGTAAAAGCTGAACCGCCCAAAGCACTAATGATAACGTCATCAATAGCTCTATTCATTGCAGCTGCTGCTGCTTTGGCATAAGAGCTTGTTGGGTCAATTAACATTCTTACTTTGTCAACATCATCTATAAGATCAGCCCACACATAGTCCTCAGTGCTTACTCGTCTTCTAGCATGTGGAGTGTCGAGTTGTGGAGTATCTGAGTGTCTTGACGTTTTCTTTACAGCAGCTACTGAGCCGATTTGTTCAAAAAACGCATTTTTTCCAGTAATACTCTCAACATCCACCGCAGCCCTGAGTTGCGAACCCATCTGTTGTGACAGCATTTGTACGTTAGCAGAATACTGCTCGACAAATGCAGTTGTAATTTGTGAACTCATGGAGTCCTCCTTTTTTACAATGTTAAGTTAAAAAAAATCAGAAAATTGTCCTAACAGGGTTTTCTTACATTTTACGTTTGCTCAACGGCTGAACTGTACTCAGCTGTCAAACGGAGTCTACTAAGTAGATTATTCCGTTGAATCTGGATAAGCCATTTTATAAAGATTAGCAACATCTTCTACAGCTTGCTGGTGATTAGGATTTAGTTTATCCCAATACGCAGTGCCAGGCATTTGTAGTTTTGCAATCTCTGATTTGGCTTCTTGTGGAGTCATAGCACCTGATGAAGTTTGATCAGCTGTAATAGAGTCCTCAGAAAAATTAGATGCTAGATTGTTCAATGCTCTAATGAACTGAGGATTGTTACCCAGTAATGATCCATCTTCAAGAGGTATTTCCGCCATATCACTCCCAAAAAATTTTTTAAATACACCGTTAGCTTGAGCAAGCTTTTCATCATAAGCTAAACCCCAGTCTTGTCTCAGGTCTTGTTCTGATGACGTTCTGTGTATTTCTGTTTGTGCCGAGGCTGTTTCTAATGCAGCACTTTCAAGTCCATTGTACCAAGATAAAAGCTGCTGAGCTTGATCAGTATTTAGACCTGCCTGATATGCTGCTTCCTGAAAGCCTGGCAAGTTTGTTGCTTCGTAGCCCTCTGATGGTGGTGTGTATTGTAATTCATAACCATCAGGTGAGTCTGGTCTGCCTAATCTTGAGTAAAACTGTGACCAGTCATCCTCTGTGGCATGTTTATTAGGTAGTGGTATCTTATCAGCCCCTACCATTCTTTGTGCGTGGACATAACTTTTTGCTAGTTGATCCACGTTTTGTATATTTTGTAATGAAGGTTCATTTCGAATATCTTCTGATATGCTATCAATAAACCTTGACGTTTCAGTTGCTGTTTCAGATTGCGTGGGAGTTTGCTGCTCCTCCGCTACAGTTGTCTGTACTTCTTCTGACATTTAGTCTTCCTTTCGTGACAGGACATTAATAATAAATAGAACCGCACTTCTCTGTCCTTCAAGAAATGCACTTTCGTGTGAGTCACCTTTGACGTTTGTTGTTGTCGCAAAATGACATCTTCGTTTTAGATCAGATAAAACTCTTTCTCCTGCTTCTGATCCAAAGACAAATTTATAATCAGCTGTAAGCTGTTTAATTATTTTTTCTTTTTCTTTTTCTTGTACATCCATTTACCCTCCTGTTAATTTATCAACCATTGGTGCAGCTTGACCAGCCGCTTGTGCTGTCTGCATCAATTGTTGTTGTTCTTGTGCAGCTGCCTCTTGTTCTGCTCTTTGCTGCCTAATTGCATCTATTTCTTGGTCAGATCGCAATACTTTTCTTGGAACTCCTAAAACATCAGTAACATGTTTTACAAGCATGTCTGGATCAATATGATCCATCACTGGTAATCTGTCACTTAACGGAGCTATCATTTCCATAGTTCTTAGAATAGCTTGCACATCACCTTGTCTCTGTGATCTAGCAAGCGGTGAAACATACTCAATATCTATTGTTTCTCCTTGCAGCTGCTCAGGTGGCACTGGCAGTTTATTACTTCTAAGTAAAATATTAAAAACTCTATCAATTAATGGACGCAGCATTTCCGCTTGCAATCTACCAAGTACAGGTGCAAGTAATCTCATTTTCTCTTCGTTACGTTGCATAACTTCCGTTGCGGTCATACGCTGACTTTGTTCAGATATAAGCTGATCAATCATATAGACTTGCTGTATAGCTTTGCGTCTTTGTTCTTCTAAATTTATTCCTACAGGAGTATTAGCACCAATATTTAGAGGCTCTATTCTATCTCTAGATCCTGATCTATAAAAATTTAACCCTCCTGGTTGTGTTCTTACAGGTAAAATAAAACTATCATCTGGAACTAAAAGCGGTGGATCTACCATTTTTTGTGCTGCTTTTATGGTTGTTTCTGCCATTTTATTCAGCATTTTAATATCAGGCAGGGCTGTCATAGATGGTGATCTACCATAAACTTCACTGCTTGATTTTAAATATCTTGGAACTATGTAAGGAAACTCATTGTAACCACCAATAGATATTATGTGGTTTTCTTCTTTGTGATAATAAATAGACGAATAAGCCATTGACTTATTGTCAAGCTTGTAGGGGTTTAGGTTGTCGTTAGGTTTTACGCAATGATGCAAGACAACTTCTTCATAAGGATGATCTTTTACTTTTTTCAATACAACTTTTGGTAATGCATCTCCAAATTTTCTAAATGCCGCTTCAGCCGTCATTTTAAATTCACGGTGTACCGTGTCGACAATGCCTTTGTGATTTTCAGCAGCATAGACTTCGTTTATGTGCCTTGTATTAAAACGTAATATGTTTTGTTCATCAGGTTCTATAAGCATGCAGGCAGTACCAAACGCCACAAGGTCTGTATATATTTCGTGAACTTCTTGTTGAAAATTTGATCTTGCAAATGCCTGGTACATAATTCTTGTACTAGACTCTAACCATTCTAGGGCTTGCTCATCTGATCTAAAAGACTCATCTTTAAATCTCATGTCAAACCAAGGAGTGGCCGAGTTTGTAAGCATGCTGTGTAAAGATGATGATAATAATTCTAAGGCGTGTAAAGCCGTGCCATCAAATATATGTTCTGTCCTTTTGTCACCTCTGCTTCGTGATTTAGTCACGTCAGCTCTTCTTGGTAAACAAAAATCAGCTACTTCTTGCCAGTGTGACTCCCAGTTTGCTCTTGCCGATTTTAATTTATCAAATTGTTTTGTAAGTTCAGTTGCTTTCATAACTAATATCCTATTAAAGTTTTTTTGCCCTGCTTCATGCTGTTTAATCCCAGGGTGTTATTAAACTGTGTAAAAAGCTTGCCTTGTCTTTTTTTTGGCTTCAGTGATTTTGTCATGTCAGTTGCAGCATCTATTCTAATATTAGAACTAAATGGTGCTGACAGCATATTATTAGATCGATACATTATCCTAATAATGTAGGTCTAAATATTAAAGGATCACCTAAAACACCCTTGCTGGAAGTTGCCACTAATGGCTTTCTACCTTTAGATGCTTTTTTGCCCATGCCTGCTGATCTATATACGCCCAACTCAGAACTTGCTCCAGCGGCTTTGTCTGCGGCTTCTGCTTCTGCTTTTTTAGCAGCGGCCATCTCAGCGGCTTTTTTAGCAGCTGCGGCTTCTGCTGCCTTTTTTGCAGCCGCTTCTTCTGCGGCTTTTCTCTGTGCTGCCTCCTCTGCTGCTTTTTTAGCAGCTATCTCCGCAGCCGTTGGCTTTGCAGGTGCTGGTGGTGCAGCAGGTTGTGGTGCTGGCTGTGGTGCAGCTGGCGGTGGTACTATGTCAGGTTTTACGTCAATAACCTTATCTACTAGATTTATCAGTCTTCTTGAGATTGATCCCATTTTTTGCTCCATTTGTATGGCAAGTATAGTCTGGACTCATTGTGCTTGTACTGTTTCCATCCTATGCGTTTGTATAGATTTATAAGTTTTTTTGGTATAGGACTTGCCACTAAAGTTTTTGCCCCCATACCATACGCAAAATCATAAAACTTATTTAGTGTTTTGCGTGTTAATGTTTTGCCTTTGTACTCGTCAGCTATAGCAAGGTGCGTGTGGTACATTCCATCCTGGATGTCGTATAGCCACACAAATCCAGCCGTATCCTGATTGTGTACAAATTTAAATATTTTTGCATAATAAATAATCTCGTTGTGTGTATATAAGTTTGGAAAATTATTCACGGTTAAAAAATTATACAATTCTTCGTGTCCGTAAACTCTTATAACATCTCTCAACTTAATAATGATTTTTTGTATATTTCTGCATCCTCATCTACACCCATTGGGCTAGTGAGTATTGTTTTTGTCATGCCAGATTTTTTTCTTTTAATCTTTTCTTCTG